CATGGAGTTGCACGGCAAAGATATCGAGGCTACTAAGTCAAAAGTAGAAGAAAAAATAAAAGCTGATTATGAAAAACAAATTACGGAAAGAGATAAGCAACTTGAAGAATTGAAAAAAGTTGATGTTACAGTTTATGAACAGAAAATCAAAGAAATACAAGAAGAAAATCTTAAGTCTAAGTCAGATTTTGAAAATCAATTGAAACAAACAAAGATTGATTTGTCAATTGAAAATGCGTTGATAAAGGCAGGTGCAAAAGATGCAAAACTGCTTAAATCTATGATTGCAACAGATAAAATAATCATAGATAACGACAAAACAATTGGTTTAGATGAGCAACTAGCAGATATCAAAAAATCCCACGGATGGGCTTTTGCAGACGAGCAAACGAGCATTACAACAGGACAACCACAACAGCCAAACACTACACAACCAAGCTTATCTGATGCAATCAGCGGAGCGATGTTTGGCAGATCTTAATTAAAAGAAAGAAGGAATTTAAATGCCAATTACTTTATTAGAAGCAAAAGAAACTTGTCAAGATAAATTGACACAATATGTTATAGATGAATTTAGAAAATCAGCACTTTTAGATATGTTACCATTTGACAATAATGTAAAACCTGATGGGTCAACATCTATGTTATACGCATACAATCGTACAACTACACAGCCAACTGCGGGAGTAAGAGCAATAAACGCAGAATACGTTGCACAAGAAGCAAAAACAACACGATATACAACAGAAATGAAAATACTAGGTGGATCATTTGAGATTGATAGAGCGATTATAAACAATCAAAAGGGAGTAATCGACCATGTTACTTATCAGTTGAACGAGAAAATCAAAGCTACTAGAGCACTATTCCACGATTTATTTATAAATGGTGATAATGCCACAAACTCTAATGAGTTTGACGGATTAAATAAAGCTATAACAAATTCGGCAACAGAAATTGTGCCCACTGCTGCTATCAATTTATCTACATCAGCAAACATCACAACTAATGCACCTGTTTTGTTAGACACAATAAGAAAATTGATGTCTGAATTGTCAGCTACTCCTGACGTTATGCTTTTAAACTCACAAATGTATGCAGTATTCCAATCAATAATGGACAGAGCTGGTATGGTTACATCAAAAGAAAATTTCGGAACAGAAGTATTCAAGTGGGGCGATACAGCAGTTATGAAGATGGGAGATAAACCAGGCACATCAGACCCAATTATCCCAACCGTAAATGGGGAAACATCTATTTACTTTGCTAAATTGGGAATGGATGCGGTGCACGCTATATCCCCAACACAGATGATTAATACATACCTACCAAATATGAATGAAACTGGAGCAGTTAAAAAAGGTGAAGTTGAGTTAATCAGTGCTATGGTTATGAAAAATCAATTTAGTGCAGGTGCTATTAGAAAAATAAGAATTGCATAAGGAGGGGAAATAAATGCCAAGAATTTACTCGGATAATGAAAAACACGAAAATTTATGGTGTGGCGGTGTTAACTTTGAAAAAGGAGTCGGCATAGCTGCAGCGGATGCAGATACAAGTTATTTTACGGCTGGTTATGTCGTTGATACATCAAAGTCACAAAGGACTATTTTTGATGACATGACAGCTGCACAGCTTAGACAAATCGCATCAATATTGCAGTTGACAATAGACCGAGGTGCTGCGCCTGACACAAAACAGGTGCTTGTTAGAGCAATAGAGACAGAATTGTCAAGTAAATACAGAGCAACGGTATCAGTATCATCAGCGGAAGGCACAGAAGTCGGAGATACAGCAATCACAATAACAGGTGCAGGAACATACAAATACAAAACATCAGTATCAACAGCGGTTAATGCACTTTATTTAGATGATGTATCGGATTGGAACGATATAGCGTCAGGTGATAATATCACACCAACCGCATCTCACGACACAATAGCAGTGTGTAGAGTTGATACAAATGGTTTAGTACTTGGGTATGGTTCAGCAACTATAACTAAAAAGACATTATAATTAAATTTGGAGGCACGTTATGGCGTATATAGTTAAAAGCGACTATACAGCATTTACAACAACAGCAATAAGCGATAGCGATTTTACATTAATATCAGAGCGTGCCTCAGATATTATTGACACAATAACTTTTAATAAAATTGCAGATAAAGGGATATCTTCTTATCCCTTGTCTGTACAATCAAAAATAAAAAAAGCGACATGTGCATTATGCGAGTCAATACAAATAAATGGCGGAGTTACAACATTAGCACAGTCGGTAGACGACTTGACAAGTGTGTCAATTGGAAGTTTTAGCTATGGTAAAAACTCCAACAGCGGCACAAATAGCGTACATGGAGTAACAATTCCACCTCTTTTGTATATGTATCTATCAGGCACAGGATTACTTTACTGTGGAGGAGTTGATATAGTTGATAATACAACAAATCCCTGCAATACTTTTAATACATAGCATAGTTCTAAAAACTGGCAAAACAGTTGATGACTGGGGAAATGAGAGTTTTGCAACATCAACAACAGTCACAAAAGTAAGAGTTGAGCCAAAACGTCAACTAGTCACTAACAAAGACAATCAACAAATTACAACATCAGCAATGATGTTTGTAGATGCTAGATTATCAAGCTATACAGCATTTAATATTGATGATACAATTAATTTTAATAACAAAGATTATAAGATTGTATCAATAGATTATCCGTATACTGATAAATTGCATCATCTCGAGATAGGATTGATATAATATGATAGTTGATATAAATTATCAAGCAATACAACAAAAAATCAATCAAAAAAAAGACAAAATAATATTAGTTGTTAGCAATGAATTCCTAAAAGATGCCAATTATTTTTGCAGAGAAGACACAGGAGAAACAAAAAGAAGTGGCATAAGATTTAGCTTACTTGCAAATGGTAGAATAATATGGAAAACTGACTATGTGCGAAAAATATATTATTTTGGTAGCCCAGTAAAAGATAGAAACCCAAACGCCTCACTTATGTGGGGGCACAAAGCAAAAGACAAAAACATGGCAAAATATCAGACTATAGCAGATGCGATAGTAAGGAGTGATTAAATGTTTGACGAGGTGCAACGATCAATAAAAAACGTGATAGATAATATCACAACATGCAGCGTGGGAAGTATTCCAGCAAGTGGAGGATTTTCGCTCTATTTTGGCAGTGGCTCACCCGTCAAACATCTTGATAACTCTTTATTATTTAATATCACAGTTGCAATAAACGCAAAAAGCACAAACTTACAAGATATGCTGCAAAAATATAGTCTAATATTAAAAGCACTAAACAAACATCAAGACGAGGGCACAACATGGCAGATATTAGACGTGGTAACAACAAACAGCCCAAGCTATGTAGATAGAGATTTATCTACAAAAGAATGGTTATATAACGCACTTGTTGAGATGCAAGTATACATACATGATTAAAAAATGAGGAGTGATAATAAATGGGATTAGAATTAGCAAGAGAAAACACGGTACAAATAAATGTAAATCCGAGTGGTGTGGCATCATGGGCGGATCTGGCATGCGGTTTCGAAAACATAGGTAACTCTATGTCAGAGATTTTAAATCAAGGGTATTATTTATGTGATGGTGGTTTTGGTCACACAGATGTGACAGGCGGGCAAGTAACGTTGACGTTAAGCGGTAAACGCAAAAGCGGAGACACAGCACAGGATTATATCTTTGCACCAAGCATAAGATATGGTTTTGGTGCAGCAAGAGAGACACAAGCAAGATTAACGTATAGTGATGGCACTATAATCGAGTGGGCATGTACATTAGTTAACATACAAGCAAGCAGCGGAGATGCAGGAGGTGCGGAAAACGTAAGCGTGGAATTGCATTTCAACGGTGCACCTACCATAATTTCAGGGGGCTTACTTGGCAAAATTACTGTTGTATCTCTAGCGGGAACAAACAACGGAGATACTAAGTTGTATGTCAATCCAGCTTTAACAGCGTCACACAGTTACAAATATAAAATTGTGACAGCACTAACAGCATTACCATCGTACGATGATGAGTTGACAACAGGAACAGGCTGGACGGCATGGAACGGAACAGCTGACGTTACAGCAGCGACAGGCACATATATTATGATAGCTGAGGTTTTAACAGCTGATAACAAGATTAAAAAGCTAGGTACACAAATAGTGACCGCCAAAGCTTAACCGATGAGGGGTGGTGTAAAAACCACCCTATTTTTTTATAAGGAAGTGAAAATCATGGACGCAAAAGACATTGAAAAATTAAAAAAACAAATCGAAGATATAAAAAAATCAAAGGAATTTGAAAAAACACTTGATTTATTAAAAAATATATTAGATACTCTTGATATAAAAACAATTGAAAAGTTTTTAGAACTGATAAAATCAGGCATTGAGAAAAGAAGTGAGAAAGAAAATGAATATCTTAACAAATAGTTTTGATTATAAAAATAAAAAAATTGAACTGAATTTGGCATATAATAGAGTACTGAAATTTTACAAGCTTATGAAAGATAAAGATGTATCTAATCAAGAAAAAATCAAAATAACACTTAAATTATTTGTAAAAAATTATGATGAGATTGCAAATTTAAGTTTAAACGATAAAAATGAGATTATAAGAACAATACACAATGATTTTATTGAGATTAAATCAAAAAAATCATCAAATGATAAAAATATTTTAGATTTCGACAAGGATTTTACTTTTATATACTCAAGTTTTATGCAAGATTATCAGATTGATTTATATGATCAAGTAGATATCTTAGATTGGCGTAAATTTATATATCTTTTTGTTGGCTTATCAGACAAAACTAAAATAATGCAAGTAATGAGCATCAGAGCAAGAGAGATGCCAAAACCAACAAAATACAACAGTGAAGAGATATCGCAATTATATAAATTAAAAGCATATTACAGTTTAGACGATGAGGGAGATAAACAAAGTGGACTTGATAGTTTGTTTAATATAGCAAGGGGGAGAGCGAATGCCAAGTAACAACGCAGATGGACAGATAGTATTTAATGTACAGATTGATGACTCAACTGTACAGGAACAGGTTAGGGAAACGACACAGGAAATCGAGCGAGTAGGCGAAGCAGCAGAAGAGTCAGGTAAAAAAGTAAATAGTGCAGGTAGTGAGGGCGGCAAAGGTTTAGAATTGTTAAAAACAGGTGCAGGAGTTGCGGCAGGGGCAATTGCAGCAGTAGCAGGTGCAGCGGTTGCAGTAAGTGCTCAGGCGGTAAATTTAAGTGATGATTTAACAAAGGCAATGAATGGCTTTTCTGCAGCAACTGGGATTGGCGTTGATGAGGCTAAAAAATACGAGGAAACACTTAAAAACATCTATGCAAACAACTATGGTGAAAGTTTTGAAGATATAGCAAACAACATGGGTATAATCACACAGAGGATGGGCGATTTACCTGCAGAGGAGTTACAAAAAGTCACAGAGTATGCTTATCTATTAGCAGATACTTTTGAAATTGACACACAAGAAAGCATAGCGGGCGTAAATGCGTTGATGAAACAATTTGGAATAAGTAGCAAAGAGGCTTTTAATCTGATTGCACAAGGGGCACAAAAAGGGCTTAATCAAAATAATGACTTAGCAGACCAGTTAGCAGAGTATAGCGTTTATTACGCTGATATGGGATTTAGTGCAGAAGAAGCGATGAACATGCTAATCAACGGGTCCAAGGATGGAGCGTATCAGCTTGATTATTTAAATGATGCAATTAAAGAATTTGGCATACGGTCAAAAGATGGAAGCACAGCAAGTGCAGAAGCGTTTGCAATGCTTGGATTTAACGCTGAGGAGATGACTTATAAATTTAGTCAAGGTGGAGACATAGCAAAAGAGGCATTTAATCAGATTGCAACAGCACTAAAAAATACTGAAGATGATTTTACACGTAACGCTGCAGGAGTTGGACTTTTTGGCACAAAATTTGAAGATTTAGGCGAGGATGCAGTATTAGCACTAACAGATATGCAAGGGGCTATATCAGCAACAAATAACACTCTAAATGACATGGAAACAACAAAATACAATGACTTAGGCTCAATGCTCGAGGGGCTAAAACGTAACTTTGAGTTGCTATTATTACCGCTTGGGAACGCACTTATACCGCTAATCAAGGAGCTAATCACAAATGGTTTAGTTCCAATGGGTGACAAGCTTAAGGACTTGCTACCAAAACTCACAGACATGGCGGTTAAAGCTTTACCAATTTTAGTTAATGCATTTAGCGACGTGTATGATATAGTAAGTAGCATTATAAGCGAGGCTTTACCTTTTTTAAAAGATTTGTTTGAGCAGTTGCAACCAGCTTTTCAGATTTTCACAGACGAGCTGTTGCCAAAAATAACGGAATTATTTTTTAGTTTACTTGAGCCAATTATGACTTTAGTTGACACATTTTTACCGATTATAATTGATTTATTTAATACATTTGCACCAATTATCCTTGACATAGCTAATGCGATTATGCCGATATTGATTGATGTATTTAATGAGATTGTTCCAATTATTGGCGAGTTAATCAACAGTTTGTTGCCACCACTCAAAACATTATTTGAGGCTATAGCACCGCTTATAAAAGTATTAATTCCAGTTGTAGCCGAATTATCAAAAGCGTTTGGTGAGGTATTAAAAAAAGCAATAGAGATTGTATTGCCAATTATAAATAGCGTTATCGATATTTTAACAAATGTAATTGACTTTGTAGCAAACGTATTTACTGGGGATTGGGATGCTGCATGGGGTAACATTGTAGCAATCGTAAAGTCGTGGCTTAATATCATCCCTAATTTTGTTGAGGATATGGTCAATTTAGTTATAGATGGTATCAATAATATGATTGATACCGTAAACAGCGTAACCACGACGATTGGCATAGATGCAATACCACGACTAGGATATATAGATATTCCAACTTTTCACACTGGTGGTATAATTGACTTTTCAGGTAAACAAGAGGGGTTAATCAACGCAATGGATAGCGAGATGGTATTAACTGCAAGTCAACAAAAGAGACTTTTTGACATTGCGAACGGAGCAAATACAACTAACAACAGCAGTAATATCACTGTTTACATGACTAATTATGTGCGTGACGACATGGATATAAACAAAATCGACGAAAATCTCAAAAACTTAGAAATGAGAAACAAAATGGCAGGGGGAAGAAATTAAATGGATTTTAGTTATAATAATATTGATGCTGCAACTTATAACTTTAAGTTAATCAGCAAAACGCCGCCTCAGAAAGCGAGGAGACAATATCAATCTATAGTAATACCAAATAGAAATAGTCCAGTTATCAAGCTAAATGATAACTATGAGAGTTACTTTTTAACGTACGTGGGCAAATGTAACGACACAGACCTTGATAATATATATGCGTGGCTGCAAGACACAGGCAACTTGATAGATGGTGACGACACAACAAAATATTATAAGGTTGTAGCATGCGAAAAGGCACAAACGGAACGACTTAGTGAGACTCTAAGAATGATAACTGTAACTTTTGAGTGTATGCCATTTAGATATGTAGTTGATAATTTTGTTGTCACTTCAACTTCAGATAACTTTCAAATAGAAAATACAGGCAAAAAATACAGCAGACCGCAATATTTACTTACTGCAAGTGCAACAAGCGGACAATTAAAAGTAAATCTATCGACAAAACCACTTACTTTTAGTGATGTCGAGGTAGGCACAAAAATCATGATAGACACAGAGTTGATGATAGTGTATAATTATGATGATAATACAAGTTTATTGACAAAAACAAATGGGTTATTACCTTTTCTAAATGTTGGAAATAACTTAATACAAACTCAAGGTGTATCACAAATTGAAATCTTAAAAAATGAGAGGTGGTTTTAAATGGCACTTCAAGGAACAGGAACAGAATTAGATCCTTACTTGATTACAAATTTAGCAGAACTAAGAACGGAAGTGACAAACGCGGCTGCATATTATAAAGTTACTCAAAACTTAGATGTACGAGGTACACAATACGAGGCGGAATGGTTAGAGCCTACATTAGCATGTTTACAACTTGACTTTGACAACAAAGAGTTAAAAAACGTAACGACAGCACAAAACAATCATTTATTTAGATTTAACTGTACAACTGTTACTATTAAAAATTTAAAACTAGTCAATCATGTAAACAACAAAGCTTTATTTGCACACTCAACTACTAATTATGATGCATTAACCAGTTTAACAATATTAAACTCTAGCTTTAGCGTAAAATGGTATGCTAATATACGTGACCATGATGGTCATGACGCAAAAGGCATCATAGGCACTAAATATGCATCAATTGACAATTGTAACTTTAACTTAGAATTGCGTGGAACAACTTTAAATATTTTACACAGTAAGCATAATGTAAATAGATGCCATTTTGCATTAACTGGCAATATAGAGTTAAAACAAAATGGCGACAGTGCCAAACGTATGTACTGCTTATTAAATTTAGAATTGATTTGCACAAAAATTTATTTAACTGGTAATTTATCGGTTACATGCAGTGGAGCACCATTGCCGTTTTATGTTATATTAAATACATATAATTCCGATTATTGGGAATATGACGACAGAGCATATTATGCACAGTGTTATTGTGCAATTACTTTTAACATTACTGTACCGAGCGGCACAAACCATGTATTCGATTTTTGGCAATATCAAACACACGACCAAGCACCACCGTCATCTTTTATGTGTGTTGGTGATATGATTGTAAACGGCGGCATATTAACGTCATTGCCAAGTGCAAAAGCACGAGTTTATTTGTTAACCCGGGAGCAAGCGAGGGATGCAGATTATTTATCAGGTATAGGTTTTGATGTGAGTGAGGTGGTATAATTGTATGCTTTTTATATAAAAGATGACTTTCCATTTTTGTTTGAAGATGGTGGAAATGTACAGTTTAGCGAAACTCCAAGCACAGAAAAATTTGAAATGCAAGAGCCAATTAATCGATGGGGTTTTGTGGTAGATGGCTATACAAACGACGGTTTACCTTATTTGCAGTTATTAACACCGCCAGTATATTTTTTTGAATACGTGCAAGGAGATTATATCACTGTGCATGATATAGCTACCGCTCAAGATGATTTTAACAACAACGGGCTGGCAATATTAGAGCCCATCAGGGCGATAATCACAGAAGAGCTTGACGGAATTTATGATTTAGAACTAGAGTGTTATATTGACAGTTTAGGGAAATGGCGTTTTTTACTTGAAAACAATATAATCAAGTGCAACGGTCAATTGTTCAGAATATATAAAAAAGTAACGTCTATGCAATCAAGGACAGTATTTTGTAGACATATAACTTTTGATTTAAATGACGAAATACACGTTGACACAAGACAAATTACTGATATATTGCCAAGTTTTGAGTATATGTGTAATTATATACACGATAATTTTAAATTTACAAACAAATATATAAAAAATTTAACTCCTTACAGTTTTACAGTATCAAGTGATATTGTTTTAAAAATGATATATCGCACAACTTTTGTAGACTGTGCATTACAGACTTTTACATATGTATATGACTGGTTACGCAACTGGATAAGCGGACAAGTAGACACGGCGATACATTGGCATAGAGATAATTTTAACATTACTTTTAACATGGTTAAGCCAAACACACAGCAAAACGCATTTAATATCACGCATGGTGTTAACATGTTAGATGTAAACGAGGAGATAGACTATACCGATTTTTACTCTTATGTCGAGGGTTGGGATGATGCAGGTAACATGTACTCAAAGCTTTACACAGCACAAACAGGGTCGCGTATCTTACATCATCATAGACCAATTAAATTAAGCTTTAGCTACAAATACGTATCAAGACTAGAGCAGGATGTAAGTGCTTTCTTTGAGGACCATTTACCAAAAGTTAGATATAGTGTTAACTTTTTAGACTTACAAAAAGCAGAGAGTTATAAGCAATTTTCACAGCTTATGAATATGAATGTTGGCAGTAGCGGGAAAATTTATAGCGAGGAATTAGGTATCGAAACTACACAAATAATAATCAAAAAAGTATATGATGTAGTCAACGATACAACAGTATCAATCGACTTGGGAGATAGCCGTTCCGCGCTTACAAGACCTTACAGCTATCCAAACATGGTTATTGATGAGGCTGTAAAGCAGCTTATAGACGATAACAGACCAGTGCCGCCGATTATAAATGACATAGAAAAAATGACAATTAACTATATGCAAACATTTACAATCAAAGAACTTGAGGAGGGAATTTAATGTCAATAACTTATACAAGCAATTACAATCTAGGCAAGCAGGAAGATAAAAATGACAATTTTTCCATGGACGTAATAACTGAAAATATGGACAAGATAGACGCGGCATTATCAAGGCACGAATTAAATACTAATAATCCGCATTGTGTTACAAAAACACAAATTGGATTATCAAATGTTGATAATACATCTGATTTAGACAAACCTATTTCCAGTTTAACTCAAACAGCCTTAAATTTAAAAGCTAATAATTTAGATTTGACAGCACATACCACTAACATTAGTAACCCGCATGGTGTTACAAAAGCTCAAATCGGATTAGATAATGTAGCTAATATTGACACAACTACAACTGCTAATATCACAGATAGCACAGATAAAAGATTTATAACTGATGCAGCAAAAGACAAATTAACAGCAACTACAAAAACTACAATAGCAGAGATAACAGGCGCGATAGAGACTTCAAACTGGTCAGCAACAGCACCTTATACGCAAAATATAACGTTAAGCGTGGCGGGTCATACAATCACAGACGCAGATTATGATATAAATATATATCGTGTATCAAATGTGACAGAGGCAACAGATAAGCTTGAGATTGAGGCGTATAGTTATATCGATAAAGCTGTTATAAGTGCGGACAATACGCTAACTTTAACCGCATACGATTATAAACCGCTTACAGATATAAATGTAAAAATGGAGGTGGTTAAGAAATGGTAAATTTCGAAAACAAGCCAACTAGTTTAAATAAGATTAGTGAGGCTCTAGAGGATAATTTAAATATTATCCCAAGCGACAATAGATTAAAAACTATAGTAGACAAAATAGTGGATAGCAGATACTCTTTT